CAGATACTTGTTATCAAGTTATCGACTACTACGAAAACTCAGGCGAAGGTATGCGGCACTATTTCAAAGTGCTTAAAGAAAAAGGCTACAAGTACAGCAAGCATTATGCTCCGCACGACATTAAAAACCGCTCTCTTATGAATGATGGGAAGTCTCGTTTAGACATTGCCAAAGAGGGCTATGTGCTTGATGACGGGGAGAAGTACTCAGTCAATTTCGAGGTGGTGCCAAATATAACAGTGATGGATGGTATTGAGCAGGTTCGTGAGATTTTGCCTCTATGTGAATTTGATGAGTACAAATGTGCAGAAGGCATCACTCATCTTGAGAACTACCGAAAAGAGTGGAATGACAAGCTTGGATGTTGGAAAGACAACCCACTTCATGACATTCACTCACACGGTGCTGATGGCTTCCGTATGTTTGCTGTGGCTATGAGCAAGAAATCTAGGGTGGTTTCGCAGACTCCAATTTATGGATTATTGTAGGTGAATTATGACAGTTAGTACTGTTCATCCGGATTATGCAAAGGCAATGCCGGATTGGGAATTTATGGATTATGCCTTGGGTGGGGAACGTTGTGTAAAAGAGCAGGGTGAAAAGCTTTTACCAAAGTCCCAAGGCATGATAATTGCTGAAGAAGTAGAGCCAAAAAATAAATGCATCTATGAAGCTTTCAAACAACGCGCAGAATATCCTGAGTGGGTGCGTGATTCTAAAAGAGCAATGATTGGTTTGGTATCAAAATTAGAGCCAGATATTAATATTGTAGATTCTCGTCTAAAACCTTTAATTGAACAAGCAACAACTGATGGTTTTGGCTTAAAGCAATTATTCCTGAGAGTAGTAGAGGCTCAGTTGTCTTATGCACGTTGCGCTTTGATGCTTGATTTCGACGATTCAGGTAAGCCATACATTGCGTTGTATTGGGCAAAAGATGGTATTAACTGGAAAGAAAAGACAGTTGCAGGGCGAACAGATTTAACACTCTCAGTTTTTAAAGAAGCTCATGATAATTCCGAAGATGAATTTGCTCATAATAAAGAATGCTTCTACCGTGCTTTAGATATTAATGATGGCAAATATAGATCGCGTTTATTTGCTGACGACAATACAGTAATTGAAGAAACATATCCGGGCTTAGGTAATAAGACACTTTCGTTTATTCCTGTTGTTTACGTTGGCAGTATGAATAATACGCCTTCAATTGACGAAATGCCTTTAATGACAATGGCTAAGGCGGCTATTAAGTATTACCAGTTAAGTGCTGAATATTTCCAAGAGTTGCATTTAACTAGTCATCCTCAACCTTGGGTTTCAGGTGTTGATGAAGATAAGCCTTTGCGTGTGACGGGTCCAATGGCTGCATGGCAATTACCACAAGGTGGGCAATGCGGATATCTCGAAATTCAAGGTGTAGGAATAGAAGCTAAACGCACTGCAATGCGTGACCAAAAGAATGCAGCTTTAGAAGCTGGTGCTCGTGTAATGGACATTGGTGGTGCTGAATCAGGCGAAGCACGCAAAGCTCGTCAAGATGACCAGTATTCGACATTGTATGGAATGGTTATTACTGCTGCTGAAGCAATTGAGCAGGTCATTAAGTATGGCGCATTGTGGTTAGGGCTTAGTGATAAAGATTACCGTTTTAATGTTAAGCCTGACTTTGGCTCATTAGGTTTTGATGTAAATCTTGCTAAACAGCTCTATGAGGCTGTATTGGGGAATAAAATCTCAATGGAAACCTATTGGGATTATATTCGAACAGGAAAAATCCCGGATATTGAATATTCCCAAGAGTTAGAGCGCATTGAAACCGAAATGACTAACAGTCCAATGACTGGATATGTTGCAGGGGTGACTAATGGCAACTCAGATGTCACAACAGGCGCTGCTTGATGCTCTAGTATCACATCAAGCTTATCTTTACCGACTGTCTTCAACTGAAATCAATAATCTCTTAACGCAATTCGATTCTCTCTCGAATGAGATGATCTCGAAGTTAAGAGACTTGTTGGAAAAGACAGCATTAATGTCAGGACAATACACAACGCCTGCTTTGAAAGAAGTTAGGACATTAGTTCAGACTTGGCAGGCAAGTGTTGCATCAGGGTTGCTTGAGAGCTTCACAGTAAGCGCAACTGCTCTAGCAGTATACGAAGCCACATATCAGGCTAAAACTATCGCTAATCGCAAAATAGAACCAAATGGCAGGACGCTATTCAACAAGGCAAAGAAAACTCCTTTGAGTGGTGGTGTGCTGCTTGATTCTATATTTGCGAGAATTGCTGATGATACACGCGTGAGGGTAGAGCAAACTATTCGAGATGGTTTATCTAAAGACCAGACTAATCAGCAGATTGTTCAGCGAATTAAAGGCAAGAAAGCACTTAACTATCAAGACGGTTTGCTTGATCAGAGCAGAAACCAGATTTCAACTATGGTTCGTACTGCTAGAAGTCATGTGTCAAATGTGGCCTTGAATGAAACGTATCAGACCATTGGTGTTGAGTACGTAAAGTTCATCGCAACACTTGATAGCCGTACCTCTAAAATCTGTATGGGTTACTCTGACAAGGTTTATAAGAAAGATGAACCTCATCCAGTGCCACCACTTCACCCGAACTGTAGATCGATTCTGATTCCCGTTTCTGATGACTCAGGGAAAACGATTGGTATGCGCCCATTCAACAATAAAGTGAATGGTGAAGGTGAAATCGGTGTAGTGGATTCAAATACAACTTTCAAAGGTTGGTTTGATAAACAAGATGTAGCTTTTCAAAAGTCTTGGCTTGGGCCATCTCGGTACAAACTATTCAAGGAGGGTAAATACTCTCTGGATAAGTTTATTGACCCGCTTACAGGTCAGCCATTCACACTTGCTGAACTAAAAAAGCTAGATGAAGAAATGTTTAAGAGGTTGGGATTATGAAAGTAATTAGTCGAGGTGTGCCGCCCGAGTTGCAGACCTATAGAGACTCATGTGGCAAGTGTTATTCAGTTATCGAATTTCAAAAGAATGAGTTGCGAGTCATGAGCGATAGAAACGAAACTATTTATGTGTTGAATTGCCCTGTATGTCGTAACGATATTTGGATTGCATCTCAAGCATTAAAGCCAGTTATTTATAGAAATATGTAAAACAACTTAATTCAAACCTTAGCACCTTCGGGTGCTTTTTTATTGCCTGAAGCAAAGCCAAAGGCTCAAACAATTAAATCCGCAAGGCGGTATCTCTAGGAGATTTTAGATGTCTGAATTTTTAAAACGCCAATTAATGTCTTTACAAAATCAAGCTGGTGCAGATGGGGGTGAGGGTGGTTCTGGTGGGCAAGGCTCAACAACCATTAATTTTGAAGATCCTGCAATCAAAGCACAGTTAGACCAATACGTTGAACAACATGTTTCTGGACTTAAAGCTAAAAACAATGAGCTTCTTGGTAAGAATAAATCCTTATCTGATGAGCTGGCCAATTTTAAAGGCCAATTTGAAGGTCTGGACATTGATGCAGTTAAAGGGTTGCTTCAAAAAGCTGGACAAGACGAAGAAACGAAATTGCTTGCTGAGGGCAAGATTGACGAAGTATTCGGAAAACGTACTGAGCGATTGAAAGCCGAACATCAAAAGTTATTTGATGCAGAGAAGGCTCGTGCAGATAAGGCGGAAGCTTATGCGAATAAGTTTAAGCAGTCTGTAGTCAAAGGTCAAATTGCTCAAGCATTTAGTGCTGCACAAGGTCTACCAGAAGCGACAGACGACATTACAGCACTCGCTTTATCTAAGTTTTCCTTGGATGAAAACGGCAATGCTGTAGCGATCGATGCAAATGGTGACGTAATTATTGGTAAAGATGGCAAAACCCCACTTACACCAAAAGAGTGGATTGAAGACATTCGGGAATCCAAACCTTACTTCTTTCCAAAACCTAATGGTGCAGGTGGGCAAGGCGGGAACAATTCAGGCGGCAAAAACACAATTAAACGTAGTGAGTTCGATGCAATGAGCCCTACAGAAAAAGCTAACTATATCCGCAAAGGCGGCAATGTAATTGATTAATGGAGCTAATAAATGGCTAACACTTTAACTGGCTTAACGGTCACTATTTATAATGCGCTTGATGTTGTTTCTCGTGAATTAACTGGTTTTATTCCAGCAGTTTCATCTGACATGACATATAACCGCGCTGCTAAAGGACAAACTGTAACTTCACCAGTGGCACCTGCGGCAACCGCATCTGATATTGAACCAGGTGTAACTCCTCCAGACGATGGTGATCAAGTGATTGGTAAAGTTGATATGACTATTACCAAAGCTCGTCGTGTACCCGTTCGTTGGAATGGTGAAGAAAAGCTTGCACTTGATAATAACGGTGCATCTTACAACACAATCCTT